GGATTATTCAAATATGTTTATGAAGTAACATATGATACTTCAGCCTCTGGTAGTGGACAAGGTGTTATAGAATTACCTACTATTGTATCACAAGACCAAATTGGTAGAACAATCCTATTTAAGGGTGACAATACACTTTCACCTATAAATCAAATTGCTATTAAATCATTTGGTGATACAGACCCTATTGAAGGTGGAACAGAATATGTAATGAAAAACCCATATGGATGGGTTGAATTAAGGGCATCACAATATTACCCAGGTGATGGAGAATCACAAGTTACAGAATGGAGAGTTATTAGAGGTAGCCACGGAGGTGAAGTTACAGGTAACAAAGGTGCCTATGGTTCATTCTATAGCACAAGTGACCAACCATTAGCTAATGTAACAGCATCACAAGCTGTAACATTAAATGGTGCTTTCGCAAGTGATAGAGTATCAGTAAGTGGTAGTAGTGCTATTGTATTTGAATATGCTGGAACATACCAACTATCATATATTGTTCAAGTATCCAGCTTATCAAATTCCCAAGAAGATGCTTACTTCTGGGTTAAGTATAATGGGGTAGATTTTGCTAACTCTACAACTATTACTTCATTACAACCAAGAAAGGACGTAACTACTCCATCAACACAACTTATGACAGTAACAATAACAGGTATAGCAAATAGTAATGGTGATTATATCCAACTATATTGGGGTGGAACATCTACAGATTTAAGCTTACAATATGAAGCAGCAGGAGTTTCACCAACACGCCCAGCAACACCATCCGTAATAGCAAATATTATTCACGTAGCATAATATAGAAAATGACAACAACAATACAAGCCAATATTGAATTAAATGCTAAACAAGCTACAGACCAGGTAGACAAGTTTGGTAATGCAGTAGAGGGTGCTGACAAGGATGTAAAAAACCTGAATAAGGATTTACAACAAACAGCTAAACAAGGTGCTAACTTTGAATCATCACTTAAAAACCAAGAAGCCAGACTAAAAACATTAGATGGAACTATCAATATTGTTGGTGGTAGTATCGAGGTATTAGCTGGTGGTTTAGTAGCATTAGGTATAGCATCAGAAGAAGATGCTAAACAATTCGAAGCAGTTGCTTTAAGTGCTATTGCATTAGCTGATGGTTCTAAACGAGTTTTAGATGGCTATAAGTCACTTACCGAGGCAAGACAAGCATATACGGCAATTACACAAGAATCTACAGCAATAGAAAATGCTAATACAGCTGCTATTGAAACAAATGCTGCTACAGCAGGCATTCTTACAGGTGCTAACTCTACAGCTGCTACCTCTATCAATGCTGAAGCAGGTGCTACAGTAGGTGCTACAGTAGCTAAAGGTGCAAACACAGCAGCTACAGCTGAAAATACAGTAGCAACTTATTCTAATATAGATGCTAAAATTAAAGAATATGCTATTAGGAATTCGGTTACAGAAGCAGTAGCTGCCCAAGCGTTAGGTTACAATATAGAAACAACTGCAATGGTTGAAGGTAGATTAGCAAGGGTATCTACTAATGCTGCCATTGAAGCTGAAACCGTTGCTGTAACGAAATTAACAGCAATGCAACGTGTAGAGTTGTTCCTTACTAATGCTATAAATAAAGCAAAACAAATATCATTATTAGGGTGGGCTGGTATTGCTGTTGCTGTAGGTGCTGGTATATACGCACTTAGTCAATGGATTGGAACAACTGAAGAGGCTGCTAAAGGTGAAGAATCATTTAATCACCTATTAGTAGAAAATATTAAACTAAATAAACAACAACTTGAAGGGTATGCTTCACAAAAAGTTAGATTAGAGTTATTACAAAAAACAGTAACAGATAATAATAAATCTTTAGAAGAAAGAAATAAGGCATTAAAAGAATTACAGAAAACAATTCCAGACCTTATTGGTTTAGATTTAAGACAAGCAGATGCTATTGATACAGTTACAATAGCTGTTGGTAGAGAAATTGCCGCTGTTGAACGTCGTGCTAAAGCAAAAGCAGTTGAACAGAAAATTACAGAATCATATGTTCGCCAACTTGAACTTGTCCAAGAGGTTCAGGCTGAATTTGCCAAACAAGGATTCCAAATTAGTGAAATTGAAGCAAGAGTAGCTTTACAAAGACAAGACCAAGTAGGTCAAACTAAAGTATTAGCTGATGAATACCAAAGCTTAAGTAGAGGAATAGCGGCAGCTACAAATTCATTATATCTTTATGTAGATGAATTATTAACAGGTAATTCAGCAGCAAGTTCAAATATTACACTAACTAATCAACAAACAAGTGCATTAGAAAGATACCAACGTGCTTTAATCAATATTGCTGAACGACAAAAGAAATTCAACCAAGAACTAAATGAAGAAATAATGTTCTCGTTTGGTGGTAGGGTTGAACAACAAGCGGGTGTAATTCAAAAACAACTTCGCACAGTTGAAGGTGATGTTAAAACATCAGCAGCAACGTTAAGTGATTATTTTAACTATGCTATCCAAAAACAAATTGAATTCTTTGAAGGTAACTGGGGACAAGCAGTATCAAATACATTACAAGTAGCATCTAATTTAGCTACAGTATTAAGTGAAAATATTGACGAATCTAATAAAGAAGGATTTGAAAAAGGTAAGAAATATAGAATTGCTGAAACACGAGTTACAAGTATTCAAGCCGCATTCGAGGCATATAAAGGATTGATTGGTGTTCCTTATGTAGGACAAGCATTAGCAATTGCAGCATCAGCAGCAGCGTTATTAGCAGGACAAAAAGCAATCAATGATATTAAGGATTCTACATTTGAAGATACTAATGCCCCTACAAATCCAGTATCAACTACTCCTGTATCACAACGTGGTATTAACCCTCAATTCTTAGGTGGTGGTTTCTTAGCACCGCAATCAACTACACCAAGTATTGTTGCCCCAGAACAACCTATTCAAGCCTATGTGTTAGCAAGTGATGTAACATTAGGTTTACAAGCATATGGACAAATGAATCGTCGCAGACGTTTCGGTTAATATAATATTTATTAGTATGAAAATTGTAAAATTAGATATTGACGAAAATAGCATCTTAGCAGGTATCGATGCTGTAGCATTGGTAGAACAACCAGCAATCGAAGAGGACTTTATGTATTTTGGTAAACAAGATTTTGCTGAAACATATAACGACTATCCACAAGGTGCTGTTGATGCTGCTAAAATGGGAATTAAGCGTAACGAGGAATTAGGTAATAAATGTGGAACAGCTGTTGGTAAACAACGTGCCCAGCAATTAGCTAATCGTGAAAATGTATCATTAGATACTATCCGTAGAATGCGTGCGTTTTTAATTCGTCAAAAAGGTAACTATGATTTAGCTGTTGAACGTAAGGATTATGATGCGTGTGGTTATATTTCCTATTTACTATGGGGAGGACCTGCTGCATTACCTTGGGCTGAAAAGAAACTAAGACAAGCAGGAGAGGAATTCCAAAGTTTAGATGATGCTTGTTGGCCTGGATACGTTGCCATTGGAACTAAAATGAAAGATGGACGTGAAGTTCCTAATTGTGTTCCTGAAGGTAAATTCAGCGAAATAGTAGTAGAAGGTGTTATTAGAGAAGAATTATTTGCTGGAGTATACGATACCAAAGAAGATGCTGAATTAGCAGCATTACTTATGGGTTGTGAAGGTGCACATCAAATGGCTGATGGAAAATGGATGCCTTGTGCTTCACACGAAGAAATGGATTTAGATGTAGCATCATTACCTAACTATGTTGCTGAAACAAGTGGTAGTGTTATAGATTATACATTCGCTGCACTTGATGAAAAACAGATGTTAATAGGACCCCTAATGACACCAAATAAGTTAATCCCTCGTATGGATGATAATGGTGACAAATACTATGTTTATTTTACTGAAGATACAATCAAGAAACTATCATACAAGATGATGAAGGATAAAATGATTGATAGTGTAAACATTGAACATAACTCCAGCGATAAAGTAAGTGATGCGTATATGGTGGAGACTTGGTTAGTAGAGGACCCAGCAACTGATAAATCACGTAAGTATGGTTTCGAACCAATCAAAGGACAATGGTTCGGTATCTATAAGATTGATAATAAGAAAGTATGGGACGAGTATATTAAGGCTGGACGTGTTAAGGGATTTAGCATTGAAGGTTTCTTCGAGAACCATATGATGTCTAAAACCCAATGTCGCAAAAATGGACAATGTGCTTGTGGTAGAACCCAACACGCTGGAGGTTTATGCGATGGTAGCCACTTGAAATAATGGGAATCATTGATACATTCTTAGGTAAATGGGCGAGTAGGAAACTATTAGTATTCTTCATCGCCACACTATTAGCACTATTTGGAAACCTAAATTCACACGATTGGGTTATTGTTTCCAGCATCTACATTGGTTCACAAGCTGTTATCGACCTCGCTAAAATCTATAAATCACTCTAATATGCCCATCCCCACCCCTACACCACTCGAAACACGTGACGAATATATTTCACGTTGCATTTCTGATTTATCAGGAGAATATGATGCTAAACAAGCGGCTGCGATATGCTATCAGCAGCTATCATCCCCATCGCGTTCTAATCGCTAAGGAGAAGTTACGAACTCTCTTTTAGGGAGGCACGTTTAAGTTATCGAGGAGATACTCCTTCATATATGTATTATAGTGGCAACATAGGGTTGCCAAAATTATTAACCCAATAAAACTTCAAAAGTATGACTTCAAGTGAATTAAAAGAACTTGTAAAGCGTCATTTCAATCTTACAGAAGTTGCAGCCGAAACATTTGGTGAATTAAAGGATATCAATGGTGCTTTTACTATTAAGTTTCCAGGCGATTCATTACAAGTAGGTGATAAAGTAACCGTTGTAACAACAGAGGGCCAAGAAATGGACGCCCCTGATGGCACACACGAACTCGAAGATGGAACCAAAATCGTTACCGAAGGTTCTGTAGTCAAAGAGATTATGGGTGCTGACGGCGAAAAAGCAATGGCAAAAGAAGAAATGCAAGCTGAAGAAGAAGTAGTTGCGGTAGTAGAGGAAGTAGTAGCTGACGTTGTTGAAGAAACTATTGCAGAGGAAGTAGCCGATGTAGTAGAAGAATCAGTTGACGTAGAAGCTATTGTTTCTGAAATCGCTGACGCATTACAAACTGAAATGGGCAAACTTAAAGAAAAAATGGCTGAATTGGAGTCTAAAGTAGCAGCAATCGAAGCATTGCCAGCTGCTGAAGCTACAATCGTTAAACCTGATGAAACAGGTTACAACAAGGCTAAGTTTTCTGTTTTTGATGTGAATTCAGCTAAGAATGCTGACCGCATCCAAATGGAGATTGCCGCAATGAAAAATCGTAAAAAATAATTAAATTAAATTAAAGTAAAATGGCTTTAGACGTATCTGCATTAAGCAACTTTAACAACGAAGTAGCCGGCGAGTTACTCGTTAAAAGTGTTTACGGTGGTTCTACAATGGAATACATCACCGTAAAAGAGGGCGTTAAGTATCAGGAACCAATTAACCTTATGGAAGTAGACCTCTACATCCAGAACGGCACTTGTGTTAGCACACCATCTGGTTCTTTAACTTACACCCAAAGAAACATCACAGTTTGTCCACGCACTTCTTTCGACGGTATCTGTTTGAAAGATATGGACAAAAAATACTTAGGCATTGCTGCCCTCGAACCAGGTTCATACAATGAAACGTTCGCTATGGCATCAGCCTATTCTAACTTGTTAGTTAACCAATTCCAAAAGGCTAACGACCAATTCCTTTGGCAGCAAGTTTCAGGTTCAGCCTCTACATTTGGTGGAACTTGTGAAAGCGATGGCTTACTTCGCATCTTATCATCTGGTTCAGCTGGTTCAGCTATCACCGATTCAGCACAAATCGTAGGTTCAACTACAGCATCTCTCGCTAACCTCGAGACTATGTTAGAGGCATTATCTACAGATGTTGCTGACCGTGAAGACTTAACATTCTTTATGTCAATTGGTAAGTTTAGAGAGTTAGTTAGCGATATCCGCCAACAAAACAACTTCTATTTCGACCCTATGTCTGTGACAAATCGTCCAGGTTTACTCGAAATGGGTATGCCTTTCCAAAACGCTAAGATTGTTGGAACCGTAGGTATCAATACTAACCGTATCGTTCTCGGCCCTGCTGAGCAAATCGTTGCAGGAACTGACTTAATGTCTGACTTCAGCGAGGTCCAGCTTTGGTATGATATCAATACTGACCAATTGAAGCATATAATTTCTACTAAACTTGGTGTTAACGTTGCATTCCCAGAGTTTTGGGTTTCTAACAACGCCTAATTATTAACCCTATAAAACCAGAATATTATGTCAACTTGTGATATTACTTCAGGATTTACCCTCGGCTGTAGAGATAACGTCGGCGGTATAACAAACCTTTACATCTTATCTGGTTCAATCACCACTGTGGAAACAGCAAGTGAAGGGTTAATCAATGGTATTACTGGTAGTGGTGAATTCTTCAAGTTTGAACTTTTCCGTCAAACTTCAGATTTCAGCGAAGCTATCACGTCAACTCCAGAGAACGGAACTGTATTCTATGAACAAACTGTTAACGCAGTATTCTTCAAGTTACAGTCTTCTACTCGTAACCAAGTTAAGGTATTAGCACAAAACCCAGACTTAAAAATCATCGTTGAAACTAACAACGGAACAGTAGATGGCGTAGGTCGCTACTGGTTGTTAGGACAAGACCGTGGTATGCAACTTCTTAGCGGCACTGGTGCCACGGGAGTTGAGTTTGGAAGCTTAAATGGCTATAACTTAACCTTCACAGGTCAAGAACCAAACCCAGCAAGTGAAATCTCTGGTAGCTTATCAGCTGCTATGTCAGGTATCACTGTCTGATAATTCAAAATTGGGAAAGGGGTTACGTTTCGGCGTGACCCCTAACCTAATATTTCGTATATTATGCTACAATTCAATAAATCACAACCTACTAACACTAATGCTGTTTACATTGAAACCGTAAACACATCAAGTGGTTATTATGATACGTTAACTATTGTTTATAGTCAATCGTGGGATAATAGTAATGGAAACTTTGATGTTACTACTACTTCAGCCCCTACACAATATAACAATTGGTTATTGTTTACTAATACAGGAAGTGTAGTTCCATCACCAAGTGGTCAATATGATATTGGTGTTTGGATTAAACAAGAAGTAGCAGCTATATGGAATCAAGTGGCTGTTGCTTGGAATGCCTATAATGAAACGTGGGATACAGCAGGTGATTCAGTCCCTGTTACCCTACTATATAGTGATAGGGCTTACATAAGTGGTTCGAATGAATCAAGCATAACACAATATGTATCATCCGACGAGAACGGAACATATACAACATACAATGGATAAAAAACTAAAATTCGCAAACATTACTCGTGAAAATATGAACCGTGTTTTCATTAAGGAAGACAAGGCTAAAGAGTATGTTAAGTTCGGTGAATACAATGATTTTCCACAAGAACTAATTAAGTTATATAATAACTCTTCTATTCACAATACTTGCGTAAACGCTATTGTGGATGGAATAGTAGGCGAAGGCTTAACAGCCGACCCAGCTTGGGTATTAGACGTCGCCAATTCTACAGGAGAATCTTGGAACGATTTGCTTAAAAAAGTAGCTGTTGATTTCAAATTATATGGTGGATTTAGTCTTGAAGTTATTTGGAATAAAGCAAGAACTAAAATAGCAGAAGTATACCATATCGACTTTAGCTGGCTACGTGCACGTGAAAAAAATTATCGTGGTCAAATCCCAGGCTATTACATTAGCGACGAATGGGCAATTAAATATCGTTATACAGGATATGATGTAGTAAAATTACCATTCTTACCTGTATACAATCCACAAAAATCTATGGAGGAACCTAAACAAATCTATGTTTACAATCCATATCGCCCAGGTCAGGGTTATTATCCATTACCTGATTATGTAGGTGGTTTACGTGTGATTGATTTAGATTGTGAAGTAGATAACTTCCACGTAAATAATATGAAGAATGGTTTAGCACCTTCTTTGTCTATAACAACGTTCACTAACGCAAACGAGGACGAACGTGAATCAATAGAGAGAATGCTTCAAATGCAGTATTCTGGCACGAATAACGCAGGTAACTTATTGTATATGGATATTGATAGTCCAGAAAACGCACCTGTAATTACTCCTATCCCACAAAATGGTGCTGATGGTTACTACACAACTATCAATGATATGGTAGTTCAAAAGATTCTTACAGCACATAGAATTACAAGCCCAATGATTTTGGGTATTAAAACAGAAGGGCAGTTGGGCGGACGTCAGGAAGTTATTGACGCATACTTGTTATTAGTAAACACAGTTATTCGTCCGTTCCAACAAGACATTCTACAAGTATTTGAAGATTTACTTGAAATGAAATACCCAGAGTTAGACATTACTTTAGGTATTCAACAAATTAAACTATTTAGTGATGGTGAAGAAGAAACAGATGTTGTAACTTCAATCGACGCTGAAGTAGGTGAAGATGCATCACTCGAAGCTGATATCGAACAAGCCGATAATGAAGCAGGAGGAACAGCTAATGAAAATCAACCAATAACCGAATTACCCTTAGCATAATGACTACTACATTTATCATTAGCGAAGCTAAACTACGTCAATTTACAGATATCAATGATTCTGTAGATACAGAGTTAATTAAAAACGCTATTAGAGAATCACAAGATATCGCATTACAAAGAATTATTGGCACTAAATTATATCGTTCTTTACTATCACAAATCGATGCTGGACCAACTTGGAATTCATCGTATTATCAAACATTAGTAGACGATTATATACAGGACTTCTTATTATACGCGGCATATTGGTATGCTTTAGAGGCCATTTATATAAGACCGAGAAATAACGGACTTTTAACACCAACAGGTGGTGAAAATAGTATCGAGGTAGATAGAAGTTTATTTAACGTAAAGCGTCAAAGTGCTGAAAATAAAATGGACTATTATGCTGAACGTTTAACTAATTATATCAGCGAAGAACAATCATTCTTCCCTGAGTTAAATTCAGCTAACAAATTATACGAACAATGGCCTGATTATGGTAATCAAACCAAATCACCTATTGTATTCAAATATCAAAACAGAGTTGGTGCCCACTATCAATGGGCTAAGGAAGCAGGATTACGTATTACCGATAGTAAGTATAAACAATACCCTTGGGGTTCAAATATAGGATAAGATGGGACAGAATTTAGGACCGTTAAACATTAAAGACACATACCAATCGCTGGTTCAAGTAAGTGGTTCGGTATTAACCGATGGTAGTGGAAGCACTATTTCATCTGTAACAGTAAATGCTTCTACAGCAACTTCAGCATCGTTTGCTACTACAGCTTCTTATGCTACAACAGCAGGGTCAGCTACCACAGCAACAAGTGCTTCATATGCTACTACAGCATCATTCGCATTAAATGTAACTCCTATCAATACAGGTAGTTTTGTTACTACCGCGTCTATAAGCGATGCTACCATTACATTCACCAAAGGCGATGC